GTCTTAGAGGCAGCGATGCTTCTTTGAATTTACGGTTCAGAGTTGCAGTGCAAAACTGAACTATTCAGTCACTTTGAACTTACCGTTTGGAGGATGTTGCATGACTTACTGGGGTAGCCGTATAAGGCAAAGGGTTTCGCCCGGAGTTAACTCCGGATCGATTCTCGGTCAATTTTACCGAGACTTTAGTTTTGATGGTACTGACTGGAGACCGGTCGAATCCGGCCCTATCCTATCAGAATCATCAGAACCTTACGTCACTGCTCAGCGAACCATTGATGATATTCATCCTGGTTTTCCGTTCAGTGGCGGTGGCCCTTTCCTGAACTATAAAGTTCGTCTACCTCCTTTTAAGACCGAAGGTTTTGGTACTTACAGTACGCACCCCAATTTGATTTTTGATCATACTGGTGGTCGTATCTGGAAATATGTTGGAGGGTTCGGAGACCCTATTTGGGTCGATGATGATGTCGAAAATTACTCTGATTTAGAGTTATTGTTCGATGCCACCACCTCTCCATTCCTGCCTTCGTCAGAGTTAACTGGTCCTGAGGCCTACGCTCGCGTTAGGCCACATTTGCAAAAAGTCAATCTAGCGGTGGCCACTGCTGAACTCCGGGATTTACCCAGGATGCTTCAGCAAACCTCCCAGTCTTTCCATGAAATATGGAAAACAATGGGTGGTAAAACTACCCCTATTCTTCAACAGCCGAAGAAGCTGTCGGAGGACTTTTTGAACACCCAGTTTGGGTGGATTCCGTTTGTATCAGATATACAGAGGTTTTCCTATGTATTTTCTAATGCCGCTGCTATGAAGGGCAAATTAATAGCCCAAAATAACAAGTGGTTCAGACGGAGATGGACCAGAGAAATCACCGAGGACCGCCAATTGGTTGCTAGTGGTGACCAGATTCGGGTAAGACCCGCTGGCAACACTATAAACCAAATGTGCGATAACTCGCCAGGACCGGGCCGATGGAAGATTGAGCGTGATTTAATCACTACTTTATCAGCCGTCGGCAGTTTTAAATACTACCGGCCCGAATTTGATGCTAGTCTGCCGGACCATATGTCTGGCTGGAGTGGCATACAAAGAGATTTAACTTTGTATGGCGCTCGTATCAACCCATCAAATGTGTATAAAGCAACACCTTGGAGTTGGCTCCTCGATTGGGGTACCAGTGTTGGTGATTCAATTGATCACTTCAATGATGCCGTTCTCGATGGAGTCGTAAACCGCTACACCTTCGTTATGCAGGGCCAACAACGCAAGCTAAACTTTAATCAAGTTATAAACTTTCGTTCTGGCGCTGTGTCTATGGATTGGTCTCGTTATATCTTGACCAAAACAAGACAACCGGCGGGTAGCCCATTCGGTTTTCACCTGTCTGGCAATTTGACGCCCAGACAATTAGCGATCTTAGCGGCCCTTGGTTTATCCAAGGACACGCGGTTAGCCCGTGGCTTTTAAGATCATCGCTTTAGTGTCTAAGCTAAAGTCATCAATTGGACAACTGATGACTTACACTAATGTTTAACGTCCATTATTTCGGAGGTCAACCACCAATGTCTTTTGCTGATCCACAATCAATCAATCCCGATTCGACAGCTTCTGTTAACCTAAATCGGATTTCTACTGAAGGACGCAAGTCCATCTATAGCAATCCGGAGGGAACGTTAATTTTGACGCTCTCTCATCAACCGACCAAGGATCGAATTCGAACCATGGCTCGGATTGATATGAAGGCTATCGTTGCTGACCCCATCACTGCGGTCAACGACGAGGAGACACTGAGCTTACATATCGTCTTAGACAGACCCAATTTTGGGTTTGAACAAGGCGATGTGACAGCTTTCGTGTCAGGTTTCACAACCTGGCTGACGGAATCGTCTCTAGCGGCTACTGTGAAGCTCTTCGGCGGCCAAACTTAGGTTTGGTTCCGTTAGAACTAACAGTTTGCCTCCTAGGTACACGATTAGGGATTCTAGTCTGTAAGACTAGTGTGGTGAAGACAGGACAGACGTGGCTTGAAGTTTTCCTCTGTTAGGAGGTAACTTGAAAAGCAACGTAAGTGACTATCTAGAAATATGGCAACGCGTCTATATAGACGCTTGTGCCAAATGCACCGCTGATGTCTCTGATTTACGTGACCTACAAACTGTAAGGTCACGGGTCGAACACGAAGGATTCTCGTTTTTAACGATCGTCCTTCCGTCCTTCGCTCGTGACTTCGAAAGAAGTCTCGAGAGAGGGTACATAGACTCAACACACTTCCGGAATTTCCGAAAAAGTGGATCAATCCCTGCATTCTTGCAAGGTATGATCAGTCTTGTGTTCGACCGTGAGACTGGGAGAATTTACGATGAATTTAATAACTCGTTCTCGAACGACGTTTCAGTTCTTGTTGAATCTGTTCGGCAGATTTGCCTTACGTTCAAAAAGATTGAACTTGAATGTAGTCCCGAAAGGACAACATTGGCGTTTGAAAACTTCATCGCAACCGAGCACTCTTTTGAGATGTTTGAGGTGTCGAGAGAAGTTATCATCGAATTTCTCGATGTATCTTCTGTGTTGTGGGACGATATGCTACGCGATTTACGCGTTAGCATGTTTGTTCCTAGACACGGTCCCGGCGCCACCGCCGATCGTATAACGGGAAACCGAAAATACGTTTGGCAAAAATGGCATGAACGTCTTGAACCTTACTTCCCCTTAATCGGAACCGCATACCCATTGGGTATAAGCGGCGAAGACTCAGAGGAGTTCAAGTCAGTAACGTTCATATCCCCAGAGCAAGAGCAACCTGTTCAGGTAACTCCTGTTCCAAAAACACTCAAAGGACCCAGAATTATCGCCATAGAGCCCTGTTGCATGCAATATGCGCAACAAGGGATTCGAAACGCCTTATATGACGTTATCGAATCACACTGGATGACTAGAGGACAAATTAATTTTCGTTCTCAGTTAGTCAACCAGAGCTTAGCGTTAAGTTCGTCGAAAACGGGTCGATTAGCAACGATCGATCTTTCTGATGCCAGTGATCGAGTCCCTCGGTTTTTGGCCTTAGGAATGTTCAAGGCATGTACGGATCTCCGTGATGCTATTGACGCATGTAGGTCGACAAGTGCAAAATTGCCAGATGGACGTATCGTTCATCTTTCAAAATTTGCATCTATGGGAAGTGCTCTATGTTTTCCGGTTGAAGCCATGTACTTTTACACTATATGTGTAATGGCTTTACTCCGGGCACGTGGTCTCCCTGTGACTAGCGAGAACGCCTTCTTGGTGTCTCGCGATGTCCACGTATATGGTGACGACATAGTCGTCCCAAGTACGTATGCGGATGTTGTTCTCGCTTACCTGCAAAAGTACAATTGTAAGGTAAACACCAATAAGACTTTCTTGAGCGGAAGCTTCAGAGAGTCATGTGGT